CAAATTGCGCCATCGATGACCATCGCCGAGCCTTGTCCGATGTGAAATTCCAAATGGAATCAGCACAGGATGATGGCGAGGAGGATTTTCACGACGCAGATGATCATGTCCCCGGATACGACTTCACGGCTCTTTACCAACGCCACAAATCCCACATTAACAACGTTGCTACTGTAGCTGCCACGCAAATTCCTATTGTTGGAAACCTAGTAATGGGTTATAAGGCAGTGAACTTAGCCAATAAAGCGGAACAAGTTATGGACGATGTATCGGCTACTACTGCAAACCTAAATGGACTCATGGACAACGTCAATTCCAAACTGGATGAGAATCAATCTATGATCCGCACCTTGTACGATCAGCTTATGGCTTTCTTTAATAAAGCTATGGGAGCTACTGAGCGTGCTTGGGATTGGGTTGCAGAAGCTGCCGATGTCATTTTCCAGCTTGCTAGCGCAATTGTGCTAAGGTCATGGGAAGTTGCTGCAACAGCCATTGTTGGTATATTCCTCAAGTGTTTTGCGCCTTCTGCGCGTGAAGCTGCGAATATGGCATGTCATCTTGCTTCCAAGTTGGCAGCCTTTCCTCAGCTCATTGGTCGAGCTATATCTCGATTCTTTGAGGATGATGAAGGCCGCCCCCGGTTGCAGGGTCCATCGACTGAATCAACTCTCGTTGGCCTATGCGCAGCTCTTGTTGGAATTGTATTCAACGTAGCATTGGACCCCTCGGCTTACACTTCAAAGTTTGAGAAACTCATGAAGCAGTTCACGACATCCTCTGGCATTTCATATATCAATCAAGTGGTCAGATTGTTCAACACGATCTTTGACACCTTGAAGGATATGGTGTTTAGAGCTCTTGGCATGGTTTCACCAGAAGCTAAAGCTCTCCAAATGTTTTCGGCAAGTAGTGATATCATCGCACATTTCATCCGCGATGCACAACTTATCACATGTGATGCTAACGCGTCCATGATGTGCTTGCCTTCATTTAGGACGAAGTTTTGGTTGACTATGGTGAACGCATATCAAATTCAATCAACGTTATGCCGTCTCCCAAGCCAAGCTGCCTCTGCCACTCTTGCCAAGCTATGTTCTGATGTCATAAGAATTGGAAACGAACGCATGGTTGACTTAACATCCTGCCCAGTTCGGTATGAACCTTTTGTACTTTGTATTGAAGGTGAGGCCGGAATTGGTAAGAGTTTTCTGAATGAATTTCTTGTTCAGAAACTTTTGGCCAAAGTCGATTATAAGAAACCCTGTTCAGGGTTGGTTTATATTCGACAACCTGGGTCAGAATATTGGTCAGGCTATCGCGATCAGCCTGTGGTCACCTATGACGACATGTTCAATCTCAATGACACCCAGATGATAGTCCAGGCAATTAGTGAATTCTACCAGTTGAAGTCTACTGCTCCATTCATCCCAAACATGGCTCACCTCGAAGACAAACGAATTAGAGGAAATCCCCTTCTCGTGACTATGCTATGTAACAACGCTTTCCCGAGTCATATCTCTAGTGCAGCTATTCACAAGGATGCTGTATATAGACGTCGTGACTGCTTGGTCAAAGCCCGCCTCAAGGCTGGATACGACTATGAGAAGGTTAAGACGTTGGAAGGCGCAGAGTCAGAGAATATGGAACACCTTGAATTCTGTTTGCACCGGAACCCCAGATACCAAACCGCCGGATACCGCAATGAGTGGTTGAATTGGAAAGAGTTTGTAGAAATGATAGAGACGAAATTTCACACATACCATCAGCGTGAAATGAAGAATGTGTCCAGGCGCATTCGCGAACTCCAATCAGCTCTTACAAACCTGCCTGCCGACAAAATTGATCTTAAGGATCCTTTCAAAGTCTTTTGGGATGCTAGTGATTCCCGGATGTCTGAGGAAGCATTTGTTGCTGGCTGTTGGATGCCCAGCGAAGAACTTACACAACGTGTAGCGGAAGCTTCTGCTGCTGTTGAAGAGTCTTTTGCTGTGACTCCTAACTCCCAAACTCAACCCAAAACCATTGACGACGGCACTGACGTTACCCTCCAAATGGAAGCAACCAAGTTGCTCAAGTCGGATAGAGAGAAGTTTAGGTTGAAGAATTCCGTTCCTCTGCCTACGGTACTTGGAGGAGCTAATCCAACTAACCTCCTCATGACTGGTGGTCCAGCAGGTTCATCATCAGACTGGTCTAGTGATGACTCTAGTCCGCTGGATGAGCTACCAGAAACGCCGTGCGGTATACCAGGGAGCAAAGTCAGGATGGCTTCAGCTCGAGTTCATCAATTCCCATTTCTGGAATCCCCAGGAGATGCGAAAATGACGTGGACTGATGACATCTTTGAATTTCTCGTGGGCTGTATAAGACGTGATTGGAGACACACATGTAGCATGTGTCACTTCAAAAAGTTTACCACTGTCTGTTGCAGCGCACCGGAAAACGTTCACTACTTCTGCATGGAGTGCATCAAAACATACCATGAAGGTGCTGGTGACGAACAACTCCCATGTCCCTACTGCTCACTTTCTCTAACTCCAATGGAGCCGGACACTGACTTGATGCGTGCTGTAAAACTTTGTTACAAGGCCACGTCTACGGAACTTCGACGCCTTTATAGATACGTAAGTAAACTAGATGGTGTCCAGGTTACTCTTTGGACGATGGTCTTCAACGGAGTTTTGGCATGCACGAGTTTCAAGCCCTTGCCCCTATTCAAGCGACTGATTCCTTTTGCGGGACTTTACTCAGCGTATCGTGTTGGAGCGGAGATGTATCGCCGAGCCACACATGAGCGTCGTGCAAATGGTTACATCTACTACCCGATTGGAGACGAAGATCAACCGATTGAACCCATCCCCCTGTCCGAAGTTCTTAATCGTACGTCACTTATAGCACCAAACATGCAGCGTTTCGAGACGTTCGTCAAAGATGTTCGACACCAAGGACATTGCTTTCATCACGATGTGTACAATGCAATGACAGATGACACAACTTTCTTCTCAGCAGAGGATGAAGGTACGTGGAATTTCATTCTTGGCAAGAAAGCTGACGAATTCTACGCTCGTGTGTCGGATAAGGTTTGCGGACCTGAGTGTATGCTTGCAAAATCTCAGACCTGTGAATTCTTCTACCAACGGTGGGCGCAGTGTCGACGTAAAGAACTTGCTCAACTATTCTCCGACTACCTCACACGCCAATGGGGCAACAGTGCTTACCGCGCTAAGGTGCCATTTATGTTGCGCCCCGCTTGGATGACTCCACCAAAGTTTAGTCTTCTACAATCATGGTGGACATATCTCTCTGAAGGTTTTTGTAAATATAGGAAATTAATAACCTTCTTAGTGGGCGTAGGTGCTGCTTCTGCTGCTTTACTTGGAGTACTTCACTTATTTAACCATCCGAAGTCATATAGAAAGTTGAAACATAATATCAACTCTATATCTCCAATAAAGTTCCAGAGCAAGCTCTACGAAGCGGACAACATCAAGCATCTCAAACGCGTGCACAAAAACACCAAAATCCGAGGCAAGAAAGTTAAAAAGACTTACAAGCCAAGGAGCAATCTCCGAATGCAAGGCGAGGATGTTCACCACAATCAAGTGCGACAGCAAGTTAGAAATAACTATGTCACAATACGGGTATTTCGTGGTGCATCCAAGACTCCGCATAGGACGATGACAGGTGTTGGAGTGCTAGGCCGTGCTGTCCTCATCCCGAAACACTTCTCGACATATATTGCAGACGCAGCTAAGCAAGGCTATCGTCTCACTATTGAGAGGACTGTGTATATTCGGGAGAGTGGCAGTGAGAATGCTGACCCCAATCATACCCAACAGGATTACACGTACGACAAGAGTGATTTCTATGACCATCCAACTATAGATGCATCAATCTTCATGCTTCCAGTGTCATTCACATGTCTCAGGAACATTAAGAAGCATTTTGCTATGGATGAAGACATAGAGTCCGGGTACTTGCCTTTCCGAGCTACGCTTGAGATAGTGCCAAGCTCCGTCAATCGCTATATCGACAGCAAGGAAGTGGAGCTAGATGGACTAGTTACACGCGTTGATGCCGATTATGAGTATGGCGTTGAGACCTTGCGGGACGTAGTTACGTACAATTACGCCCGTGATGGCGCTTGTGGCAGTATGCTCGTGTTGCATCGCAGTCAGAGACCAATCCTGGCGATGCATAGTGCAGGCAATAGTGCTGGAACACTCGGATATGGAACCATTGTGACACAAGAGATCCTCGATGAATTGTTGCCTCCTCAGGCTATATTGCAAATGGAAGAGCCGAATGATCTCGATAGCTTCGGTGAACGTTCCGATGCTTTCACGCTCTCCATTGATGCGAATGTGGACTATATTGGTGTTGTCAAACCTGGTATGGAACACTTCTCGCCAGTTGCTACGAAGCTGAGGAAGTCGGATATTCATGAAGTTGGAGAACTTGTGAATCATAGTGAACCTACGATCCTGTCGTCGCGTGATCCCCGATACCCCGATGAGCTCAAGCCATACCCTCCACTTTGGTACGGTGCTAACAAGCACGGAATAAAGACAATTGATTTGCCCTCTTCTGTTGCTCGTAGTGCCGGAGATGCCTTGTGGCGTGGCTGGTTCTCTATGATGCGGCCCACGGTTCTAAATCCAAAGACACTCTCTTATGAAGAAGCTGTCGTAGGCATTCCAAATGTCGATTTCTACGACGCCATGAAATTGGTAACGAGTGCTGGATATCCGTGGACGCTCCTCAACCCGAACGTGACCACCAAGGAAGCATGGATTGAAGCAGAGAGAGATCCAATCAGTGGACGTATCGTCAAGGCCAAAATTCATCCCGATGTTATTGCGGAGATAGAGCGGACGAATGCATTGCGCAAGCAGCGTATTCAACCGATCACAATCTTCGCGGATACACTGAAGGATGAGCGGAAATTGAAAGAAAAGATCCGCAAGCCTGGCGCTACCCGAGTTTTCTGTGCTAGCCCTACACACTTTACCATCTTGTGTAGGCAACATTTGCTCCACTTCTGCGCTGCTGTCATGAGAGAGCGATTCGGAGTCATGTGTGCTGTTGGCATCAATGCCAAGGGTGCAGAATGGTCTGATCTTTACGATCATCTCCGTTCTATTGGCTCCGACAACATTGTTGCCTTGGACTATTCCAATTTTGGTCCAGGTTTCAATGCTGTGCTCGCAGAGCAGGCGAAGAACATAATGTTGCGCTGGTGTCAGAAATATGTTGCTGACTGTGATCCTGACATCGTGGAAGTTTTGCTGTTTGAATGCATCAATAGCTGCCACGTTGTTAGAAACACGGTCTACCAACAGCAGAGTGGATCTCCCTCAGGTGCTCCAATCACGACGATTATCAATTCAATTGTCAACCTTCTCCATGTATTCAGCGCGTGGATTGTTCTTACTAAGTATCAGTACCCTGAGGACACTATATGGTATGAGTTCCGCAAACATGTGCGGCTTGTAGTGTATGGGGACGATCTCATTATGAATGTTTCAGATGAGGCCATCTCCTTCTTTAACACCAACACGCTCAAGTCGTTCTTTGCGCGCTACCGTATAGTGGCCACCGGGACTGAGAAGACTTTGGAAGAGGAGCCAGATTGTGTTTCAATCGATGAGGCTCAATTCCTCAAGAGGTCATTCCTACGCCATCCCACAAGACCGGGACGCTGGCTATCACCACTCAAGTGGACATCAGTGGAAGACGCCGCACAATGGATTTGGTCGTGCGCTGACACACGAGCTGCTACACTCATTAATTGTGAGAGTGCACTTCGGGAAGCACATGGTCATGGTCCTAAGGTGTTTGACGAATTCCAGACTAAGATCAATGATGCCCTACGGAAAGTCGGTGAGAAGAAAGGATTGGCATTGGATTGGTATGCGATCGACAATGTCTTCTTTGATGACTACCCCAACCTTGAGCCACCCCCAATCGATTCGGAGGACCGCATTTCATTGCAACTTGAGAGGCCCCGGGTGGACGCCCCTCAAGACTTCGACGGTTATGAACTTTCTCCCAATCTCAGACATGATCTCGATCACTTCAACGCAGCAGCTACCTTGCTATCAGAGGGCCACACACTCAGTGGGGTACTCGTTATACAAGCAACGCTGTTTGAGTCCAACTTGGCTCAGTCTTTGCCACATGAGTTAGTGGAAGACTTTGATCCAGGTTGGCTTGATGTTTCTATTGAGTCAGAAGAGCAGAATTTGGCAGACGTTTGCGTCTACCTTGTTCGTATGGCGGTGTGCTATGTCCGTGTGAAATTGACGCATGAAGGACACAATGCTTTTCAAGCGGGCATACGCTACATTCGACCAGTGCTCGATATGATGGAACAGATCGCTGTTGAGGAGCTAGATGATGACACTGGAGATTACGTGGAGATCAGTACCCAGGAGTGGATTTCCAGAATTACGTCGTGGGACCCAGTATTTGTGACGAGAGATGGACGCCTCATCACATTCGACCCGGAACCATTGTAGAGTTGCAGGACACTAATATAAAAACCCGTGGCCAGGCCGGTGGCAGAAATGCTGTTATCCGAACCACACACAAAAACAATATAAAATCATAAAATGTCATTGACTTTGGCGGGAGGCTTTGACAACCAAAAACAATATAAAATCAC